CATTATATAGATCTTGGATTTGAACAGGTGGCCCAAGGAGATGGTTCAGCATTTGACAATACACAAGATGTGTCACTTAAAGCTATTGATCGATACATCTACTCCCGCATTGAATCAGCAGTATATCATGTTCCAAAAGATTTGTTTCATTATATTTCTCACATGATATACAAGATCATGGATATTAAAATAAGATTATTAGCTGATAGACCTGAAACTCTTATAACTTATGCGGTACTAGGAACTGTCTTCTCAGGGGATTGTGATACCACTTTGATGAATACTGTGAGAATGGCCTTATACAATCTTTACACAAATGATAGAAATGGCCTAATCTATGAATATCATTATATAGCATGGAGTAAGGGTGATGATTTTACAGTTATGTATCAAAATGAGGTGGATATAGAATACGCACAAAGAGGGTATAGAAAGTATTGGCTTGCAAAAGCAAAACCAAATGATCCTTCCTTCGCTGATGTCTATGATAATCGTACCTTCGGATTGGGTCAAATATTAAAAATGTTGGACTTTGGTGGTCCTGACTCTTTTGAATTTTGTTCTCTCAATGCTTGGTACACTAATTACATAACTGGTCACATTACTCTCACACGTGACTTAAAGAAATTGACCAAGCTAGCCAACTATTCTAGGAAAACAAAAATAATGAATAATATTGAAGTCTACCAATATATAGTTGATCAGGTGGTTGCATTACAGGCTTCATACAAAGGGATTCAATATATTGATAAATACTGCTATCTATTAATGGAGCGTGCCAAAGAATTCCTATATGCATGTGACTACAATATGATTCAGAAAGCTCAAAAGAAAAGGAGGACTTGTGGTGACACTCGTGTAACATATACTCTATTGGGAGCAACATATATGTTCTATAATACGACACCCCGACACACAGTTAATAAAATAAAACATGGTGCTACATACTGGGAAACAATGAAGGAGATATATAATAAAAAAGAAATGCGTTTGAATCCTGCAGAACTAGAATTAGTCAATCAACAAATTAATGAAAAGTTCCCAGCCAACGATCTGTGTGTACTCTAACCACAAGTTTGTTGTTCAACCCAAATTATTATGCAATCAACAAATAATAATTTGAAGGCAAACACTAATAACAATAACAACAACAATAATAATAGAAATAATAAAAGGGGTAAGAAGAAAAGAAAGCAAAGAAATCAAAGAGTCAGCAATTTCCGTCCTTTTCCCAGAAAAATGACTGCCAACCAACGACCAATGAATAATATCGCGCAGCCATTCCCTGATGATCTCATCAATAAAATTAATAAGGTATTGGATATATTTGGAAACCAGCACAACAACCCAATACCAATAAAGTCAGCCTTATACAAACAACCTAGTAACTTTGAAACCATGACGAGGGCAAAGTATTCTGCCAAAAATATGTCCCTGAATCAAGTTTATTATTCTATATATGATACACAAAACAGGGTCATACGCATGACGATATATAACAAGGTCAATTATGTATCGCCTTCTGAGAATCCATACAAAATACTTTGGTGGCCATATGCAATTAACATGGCTAATACAATCTATGGTCACACTAATGAAGAACAAGAACAGCAGCAAAAACAATTCACTGATCTTGTCTCATTACTAATATTCAGATTCCTTAATCAAGATCGTGATATAGATATGATTCCTGAGAGAGCACCCTCAAAATGTGGAATTACTGGATCCTACAGAGTAGTCTCTGCTTCTCTTCAATTAACTAACCTTTCATCATACTGGGCTAAAAGTGGATCATGCACTGCATATAAACTCACTGACCACCCAAAGTGTGTACCGTTTGCTAGAAGTTTCACTCCTGGGCATAACCCATATTTGCACGGTGCCACTTATTTTGACATGGTCCGTCAAATCAGTACCAGCAATCATTCACAAGCCCCAGTTAGACTAACATATGATTATTCACAGCCAGTAATGATAGATGAATATAATTTAAATTCTGGAAATGACATATTCTCAGGGCCAGGTGAATATCTTTCAAATGCTTTTAGAAGTTCAACGCCTGCTGATCAATGGCTGACATACCCGTTAGGAGGAGATACAACTGGTGTCTCAACTGTGTACTACATTGAACAAGAAGCAGCTGATAATCAAGATTTTGTTCTAGAAACATGGCAAGTAATCGAGGTGGTACCTAACACACAATTAGGATACGGACAAATGGGATCACCCGTTTTACGATCTTCAACCGCCAGAGAAAAAGATATATTAAGAAAAGCCAATCCAATACATTACATAGAACCACAAATGAAGTAAACACTCACGCAATCCTTTTTAAGCTTTTAATGAAATGGTGAAATATCTTCAGCGGTGGTAATTCGCCACCTAAAATAAGGAACCAACATGCACTTGGAATAGTGCATCGTGTATGGTGTTTTGCACGTTAAATACGTAAACATGCCTTGTGTATGCTCTATGTAACTGCCTATTCATGAATACGGCCGAGATGAAGCTAGCCTTGCCAACTAGTGGATTTGAACGGAGTTCCTTACATATGCTTGCGTGGCTTACGCCGAGCGT